AACCATATTCTTGGTTCTGATAGCGCTACTGACTTGGCGGCTGGTACTTTTGACGGTACTGGTAACCTTGACATCGGTTACGCTTCTGGCGAGCACGATCCTATTGACGTTCTTTCACACATGGCGCGTCTGCTTGATGAGCAGAACATTCCAGAAGAAGGTCGCTGGTTCCTTGCTAACCCTGAGTTCTACGAGCAACTGGTACAAAGTAGCTCTAAGCTCTTGAGCGTTGATTTCAATGCAGGCCAAGGCTCCATCCGTAATGGTTTGGTAAGCTCTGGTAAGTTGCGTGGTTTTGATATGTACAAGACCAACAACATTGCGGCGACTACTAACGCGGCTGGTAAGTGTATTGCTGGTCACATGTCATCTACCTGTACTGCACAGACCATCGTGAATACAGAAGTGATTCGTGATCCATCAAGTTTTGGTGATATTGTACGTGGCCTCCATGTATATGGTGCTAAAGTACTCCGTCCAGAAGCCCTCGTTTCGGCTTTCTACGGTATCGACTAAAAACAATAGGGGGATGAAATACTCCCCCTTTTCTTTTCTGGAGATAGGTATGCCACAGATTGGAAGTGAAAAGAATCCTATTAGGATGAGTCCTACAAAAAAAATAAAAATAAGTGGACAATATTTAAAAAACGAAGACCGCAAAAAATACGAAGATAACTATGACCGTATTTTTGGTAAGAAGGAGAAAGCAGTATGATGATGAGGAAAAAAAAGAAAGAAGCATACAGCTATGGTGGTACAGCCCGTTCTTCATACATGGGAGGCGGTTATCGCATGGAAAAAGCTAAAGGCGGTAAAGTCTACAACACTGTCCGTGATATGGAAAAGGCTTGTATGGGGATGGACTATAACGAGTCCATGCGTCAAAAATGAAAGTTTCAGCACCCGAAGGCTATCACTGGATGAAAAGCGGTAAAGGCTATAAGCTAATGAAAGATCCCAAAGATGGCTTTAAGTCTCATAAAGGAGCTAGTAAATCAGCTAACTTTGAAATACAGAAGGTTCATAAAAAATAATGGCAACTAATTACTTACAGCTAACAAATGAGCTTTTGCGAGAAATGAATGAAGTCCCACTGACTACTAGTAATTTTTCTTCTGCAATTGGTGTGCAGGCTCATGCACAAGATTGTATTAATAGGGCGTATCTTGATATTGTCCTTGAAGAACCACAATGGCCTTTTTTGTCTGTAGGTGATAGTGGAACAACTGATCCTATGTATGGTAACACATATATAGAGACTGTTGCTAATACTCGTTGGTACGAACTAAAACCAGCAAGTAATTCTATTTTAAATGATTATGGGTCAATTGATTGGGATAATTTTTATTTAACAACAGTTGGTGTAACGGGTGAATCAGCCCCTTACACAGCAAAAAATTTAAGGTTTACAACCATCGAAGAATGGAAAGATTATTTTAGGGCTAGTGAAAACGCTGACGATGCAGAAGATGAAAATGGTGGTGAGCCTAAAAGAGTTATTCGGAGTCCTGATGGGCGCATGTTGGGTTTAAGTCCAATACCCGATAAAGTATATCGCGTTTGGTTTTATGCGTATAGTCAACCAACACAGCTATCAGCCTACTCAGATGAAATTGTTTTTCCTGATGTTTATAAGCCTGTGCTTTTAGCAAGGGCCAGATATTTTGTGCATCAATTTAAAGAGGCCATACAACCAGCGGCATTAGCCAACGAAGAATATAGACGCGGTTTACGTTTAATGAAATCAAACTTAATGGCTCCTGAGCCTTTTTACATTAAAGATGATCGCATGAGGTTTGTTTAATGTCTCAAGCTTTTGGTTTCTCTTGTCGTGGTGGATTAAATACAAACTTAAACTCTCTTGAGCTTTTAGGCCAGCCGGGATTTGCAACGACACTTACTAACTTTGAAGTAGACCCAGATGGCGGCTATCGTCGTATTGGTGGTTTTACAGAGTTTGGTGGTGCTTCAACCGCACGTCCCAATTCTACTAATAGAGTTCTAGGAACTTTTGCATACGCTGATGGTGTCATTGTTTGTTCCGGAACCGACATATTTTTTAGTAACGACGGTGCTACATGGTTACAAATAAATCGCAGTTCTGTAGCAGGCGGTGGTGACAACTATACAGCCTTTACAGGACGTTCTGGATTAACAAGAACTAATCAAGGTCAATGCCAGTTTGCAGTTTTTGAAGGCGCTAATTTTGATTATGGCGAAGTATTTATTGCAGATGGCGCAAATAAAATTTATTCTTTTCGTATGGAAGGTACAGGAGCTTTAAACACCCGTACTTTTTTTGCTTTTGAAGTTACTGTTGATGGTACAAACGGTGTAAAATATATTACAGTTCACGATCATCATTTATGTGCGGCAGGTGTTGAAGATAATTTAAATACTGTATACTTTAGTGTATATAACGATCCAGATAACTTTACAGGTGCTGGGGCAGGTGCAGTAACTATATCAGATCAAATACAAGGTTTAAAAGGTTTTCGTGCTGATTTAATTGTATTTGGAAAAAATAGCATCCATAAACTTGTAGAAATAAATACGCCTGCGAATACTCGTATTGATCCTATTGCAGAAAACGTAGGTTGTTTAAGTGGATATAGCATTCAAGAAATCGGAGGTGATTTAGTATTCTTAGCACCTGACGGTATCCGAACCGTTGCAGGTACAGCACGAATTGGCGATACAGAGTTAAGCTCTATTTCAAGACAAATACAAAATATTATATCGTCAATTGCAACAAATATTTCATCGTATGTAATTGATAGCGCAGTTTTAAGATCTAAGTCACAGTATAGACTTTTTTATTCTGAAGCAACCGACTCACCGGGAGCAGGAAAAGGTGTAATAGGAACATTTACTGGTCAAGCATTTGAATGGTCTGAAGTAGAAGGTATTCAAGCTTTTGGTTTAAGTTCGATAATCGACTATACTGGAATTGAAAAAATTTATCATGGCGATAAAGATGGTTACATTTATAACCACGATACTGGTACAAGTTTTGTATACGACGGAACCGAACAAAATATATTAGCTACTTACGAAACTACTGATTTAGACTGCGGTGATATTGGCACAAGAAAAACTTTTAAATATATAAGAACTTCTTTTTCGCCTGAAGGTGAAATATCACCAACATTAAGAATTAGATACGATTATAAATCTACTGAAATTGTTCAGCCAAGTGATTATCCGATTACAGGTATTCCAATTCCAGCAATCTTTGGAACATCTATTTTTGGAGCGTCTACATTTGGTGGAACAAACGATCCAATGATTCGTCAAACAGTTGAAGGCAGTGCAAACACACTTAGTTTAAGACTTAGAACAAACGATAAAAATAGTTCTTTTGCTGTTAATGGTTTTTACATCGATTATATGCCATCAGGTAGGAGATAATAATGGCTCAAAATTATACACGACAAAGTACGTTTAGTGATGGCGATACAATTACTGCGGCATTATTTAATGACGAATATAATCAATTAGAAAATGCTTTTAATTATTCTAGTAGTAGTTCAACTTCTACTGGACACCGACATGATGGAACAGCCGGTCACGGTGGTAATATTCCTCAAATTGGTGATTTAGACTTTTTAAATAAAATTGTTGTAGATAGCACTAACAATCGTTGGGGCTTTTTTGTAGAAGTTTCAAGTGCCGCTGTAGAACAAATTCGTATTCAAGATGGCGCTATTGTTCCGGTAACTGATAACGATATTGATCTTGGTACTAGCTCACTAGAGTTTAAAGATCTTTATTTAGACGGAACAGCAACCATTGACACATTAACGGTTGATGAGGCCGCTACAATTGGAACAACTTTTGGTGTAACGGGTGCTACAACGCTCTCTAGCACTTTAGGAGTGACAGGAGCTACAACCCTTTCCAGCACCCTTGGTGTTACTGGAGCGACCACACTAAGCTCTACGTTGGCTGTAACAGGCACTTCTACACTGACAGGAAATGTGACAGCAACTAATGATTTAAGTATTGGTGGTAATTTAACTGTTACGGGCAATGCGACAATCTCAGGCAATCTTACTTTTGGTGACGCAGACACTGACAGTATTACGCTTACAGCAGATGTTGCCTCACACATTACCCCAGATACTGATGATACTTACGATCTTGGTAGCTCTACAAAAGAGTGGCGAAATCTTTATCTTGATGGTACAGCCAATATTGATAGTCTTGTAGCTGATACTGCTGACATTAATGCAGGTACAGTTGATAATACAGCTATTGGAGCTACAACAGCCTCTACAGGTAATTTTTCTACGCTGTCTATTGGTGGAACTGCAATTACCTCTACGGCTACTGAATTAAATATTGTAGATGGTGGTACAACTGCTACATCTACAACGCTTGCAGATGCTGATCGTGTTGTAGTAAACGATGCAGGAACAATGGTTCAAGTAGCTTTAACAGACTTTGAAACTTATTTTGAGTCTGCGCTAGATACTCTTTCAAACGTAACAACTGTTGGAGCCTTAAATGCTGGTTCTATTACTTCAGGGTTTGGTGCTATTGATAATGGCTCATCAGCTATTACAACCACAGGTACTATAACTTACGGAAGCTTGTCTGATGGCACAATAACTGTTACGGCCTTTGTAGATGAAGATGATATGTCGTCTAACAGTGCAACGCTTGTACCTACACAGCAGTCTGTGAAGGCTTATGTAGACGCTCAAGTAACCGCACAAGACCTAGACTTCCAAGGTGACTCTGGCGGTGCATTAAGTATTGATTTAGACTCTGAAACTTTTACGGTTGCTGGTGGCACAGGTATTGATACAACTGGCGCGACTAATACGCTGACGGTTGCTATCGACTCTACTGTCGCTACGCTTACTGGTACTCAGACGCTTACAAACAAAACACTTACTGCCCCTGTTATTTCTACTATTAGCAATACAGGCACTCTGACACTGCCGACATCTACTGACACTTTAGTTGGTCGAGCTACAACTGATACATTAACAAACAAAACTTTAACATCTGTGGTACTAAATACCGGCGTTTCAGGTACAGCGGTACTTGACGAAGATGATATGGGTTCTAATTCTGCAACTCAACTAATCACTCAACAGAGCGCAAAAGCTTATATAGATTCTACAGCCACTGCGCTTGCAATTGCACTGGGGTAAATTATGGCAAACACGTTTAAAAATGCTTCATTAGCCGATGTAAGTAATTCTTCATACGGCACACTATATACAACTCCTTCAAGTACCACAACGGTTGTTCTTGGTGTAGCACTGGCTAATAAAAGCGGAAGTGCTATTACTGCTAAGGTGCAATTTAGTGACTCTTCAGGTTCAGTAACTCGACAGCTACTAGAGGATGTAACAATTCCCGGTAACACAACACTAGAAGTGCTATCAGGCCAAAAATATATTTTAGAGGCTTCCGATGCTTTAAAAGTGCAGGCGAGTACTGCAAGCTCTCTTGATGTTGTTGCAGGTATTATGGAGATTAGCTAATGGCTATTACTAAATTAAACAGTCTTGCAATCCCTCCCAACACTATTGTGGAGTCTGATCTATCGTATCCGTTGACTAACTTTAGTTCGACGGGTATTGATGACAATGCGACTTCAACGGCTATTACGATTGATAGCTCTGGTCGCGTATCTATAGGAGCCACAAGCACCACCAAAAACTTTTTAGTAGAAAACCCATCTACGGCTTCAGGTGAAGATGTATCTTTTAGAATAAAAACAAACGGAACAGGCTCAGGTGCTGATGCTATTTTTGAGATGATTACGAGCACAACTGGGGAGTGCCGTATTGATTTTGGCGATGAAAACGACGCCAACATTGGAAACATCCGTTACGATCACAATACTAACGCAATGCGTTTTATCACTAATACAAGCGAAGCTGTCCGTATAGATAGCTCTGGCAATGTTGGTATTGGAGAAACATCTCCGCAAGGAACTTTGCACGTTAAAAGTGGCGACTCTACTGGAACAGCTAGTAGTGCAGGAGATGAGCTTGTTGTAGAACACTCAGCTTCAAATGGCGGTATTTCAATACTAGCACCTAATACAGCTACCTCTTATTTGTTATTTGGTGATTCAGATAATAATGATGTTGGCGCTATAGGTTATGCACACAGCACAAATAACTTAACTTTTACTACAAACG